ATTCTATATTGAGTAGTGGTGTAGTAGAAATGGATATGACACCTCTTGGTGGTAGAAATGCCGCTCCTATGACTCTACGAGCCGCTTCTGGAAATAGATGGGATATGTATGAAAACATTAAATATCTTGGCAGAGCTTTAAAAAGCCACTTTGCAGAGAATAAGAAAGAAGAGTCACGTAGATATGAAAGTAGAACTACGGATGTTTGGAAAGAAATTGTGGCTAAGATAAAGAAGGATGCTATAGCCAGAAAATTGGTGGTTGCAGACAGTAAATTAAACAGCCTTACACTTGCTGATAAGAATGATCCTGATAAAGCAGTAAAATTAGACGTTGATTTAATGAATACTGGTTCGGGTGAATGTATTGTCAGCTTAGGTAAAAAGACATGGAAGATGGGTGATACTCAAATCCGTGATAGAAGCATGAAAGGTGGAACAAAGACACCTGATATGAGCAAGCAGATTGAGAACATACTTGATATGGTAGAGTTTACAATGGGTCGTAAGTAAAACAAATTAAATAAACTCCTCTAAAGAAAAGCCGCAGGGATAACCCTTGCGGCTTTTTTATTATCTAACATTTAGTATGTTACTCTCTTATTGGAGATTGTTTATGCTTAAATTAAAAAGAGTACAGGAAGCAAAACAGGTTGGAATATTATACCATGTATGTGGTTTATCCTCAGCCTTATATAATATTAAACATAACTCCATTACTCCCAGTGGTGCGGCCAATGACAGAAATGGGAAAAGGACTATATCCTTTACCAGAGACAAACTTTATCTAGTAGATACAGTCTCTTTAACTTCACCCATTCTTTTCCAGTTTGTTATAGACGGGGACAAGCTATCTGAAAACAATAAAATAGCTCCCTATGCCGCACCAGATTATAGTGAGGAATATTCTGAAAAAGAAGAAGTGATGGAAGGCTCACTTAAAGATCTAAAGAAGTTCACTAAGAGTTTGAATATCCTCATTATAAAAGACATCTTTACCCGTGCTAATCCAAGAATCTTTAAAGGAATAGCAGACAGCTTAGAAGAGATGAAAGGTAGTGGGATACCGATGGATATAGTCTCTATCTCTGGCAGAAGAAACCCAAAGATTGTTAAGACGGATTTACCAAAAGATATAGATGCTTTTATAGCTCTATGTAGAAAGATTCATGCTTATGACAGCCCTAACATCTTCATTGCTATAAATAGTATATGCAAACAATTCTTTGGTAAATTAGGGGATGTTACAACAGGTAAAACAAAGATTACAGTAGAGTTTGATGAGGATCAGTCATTAAAGAATGTGGGTGATTTAATTAACGCTATTGTAGAGATCATAGAAGAAGAATTAGAGAGCAAGAAACCAACCGTATCAACCTCTCCAAATAAAGAATCTACAATGTCTCTCTCTAAATTACTAAACAGTAAGACTATGAAAATAGAGTCTTTAACTGTTTATCCCATGTTTGATTACATGACACATAAGACTCCTATTATTGCACTGAGCTTAGTAAAACCAGATACTAAAGCCATATATATCAACTTTCCATTATAATAGCTTAGAATAAATCTATGCACTAACAATCTATTTTAATGTTAGTCTTTTTAACGGTAGGAGTAAAAAGATGAGTAGTAAATTGGTAACAGAATCCTTAATATCGGAGATGCGTGTTGTCGATAAAGACTCAAGCTCCCCTGCTCTTTGTATTATGGAAGGGCCATGTATGGAGTTTGATAAGGTCAATAGAAATAACCGTATCTATTCCAAGAAGTTGATTGAGGATAGAATCTTAAATAACTCAGTCGTTCAGGAAGCATTAAAGAATAAGTCCATGTTAGGTGAAGGTGGACATCCTGAAACCAGAGTAGAGATTTCTTATCCAGATGTAGCTCTGTGTGTAGAGAAGCTATGGATTCCAAAAGATTCTAAGAATCTTTTATGGGGTCGCTTTGCTATCTTGGATACACCAGTAGGACGTATTTTAGAAACTTTAGTAAAATACGGTTCTTCTATTGGTATCTCTGCAAGAGCTATGACTGATTCCGTCGAAAAGGATGGCCATGAGGTTATATCAGAAACAACTTATGACCTCATTACTTTTGATGCTGTTCCTGATCCCGGCTTTAAATCAGCCCGTCTTTCTAAAGTAGAATCTGCGATGCGTCCCATAGATTCTATGACTATCTCTGAACTTCAATCCGCCAGTTCCTCTTTAAAATCTGCAAAAGTACAGGCTTTTGAAAGCAGAATCCGAATGATTGATAAAGAGATAGAAAGAAGAAAGGCAATGGATATTAGCGTTGAAATCCAACAGATAAAAGAGTGCCTTTCTTATATAAAGAAAGCGTACTCATTATCTAAAGTAGAGGATGTAGATTCTCTAATAGCTATGTCCAATACCTTTATAAATGAGTCTAAGATTAGACTTGAAGTATTTAAACGAACAAATGCAGAGTTAAAAGAAGAAATGGAAAGACTAACGTCTGAAAATCGGGCTCTACAAGAGGAAATAAGTAGATTGGATAATCTACTTTATACCCGCTCTTTATCACCCGATTATCTTACACAGTTAGACCATCTTAATACTCTGGTAAAACGAATAGAATCTTTACAAACAGATAAATCCTCTATCAAAGAATCCAGAACATCTAAGGAATTTTCCAATAGATATTGTGTTAAAGAGAATAGAATTAGAACGCTTTTATCTAATTCTAATGAAGGGTCTGTTTGTTCTCGTGACTCGCAAAAGATTGCTCAGTTTGAGCGTGAGCCAGATATTTTAATTCATTCAGAAGAATCGTCGCAAGAAATAGAGGATTCATTAACACGCACAATCCGTGCGCAAATAAGGAGATAACAAATGAGCGTTATTACAGAAACAGACAAAAAGTATTTGCTTGAAGCATGGAAACGTAATGTCCAGTCCGTGAATAAAATCCGTCCAATGGATGAAGCAGGACAGGTTCATTTAGCAAAGGTTCTTGAAAATACCAAGAACGCTCTCCGTGAACGTGGTATTTCCAATGAAAACTTTGTTCGTGGCGGCATTACTCAAGGTGCGGATATTTCTTGGTTTCCACCCCATGTCATTAACATGGTTTCTGCCCTCTATGCTTCACAGATCATTGAAGAGCTAGTTTCCATTCAGCCTCTTGACAATCCTATCGGACAGATCGTTTTCTTACAGTATCTCTATGGCGATACCCGTGGTGATAATACTGTTGGTCAGGACATGATCAATGAATTTGGTGCAATGCAGAATCAGGATCAGCGTAATCGTTACGCTTCCCAGATCATTGACGGTGAACCTGCTACCTCTACTGGTGGTAAAGACATTGATATGCACCTTCAGAACCTTCCAGTTCTCTTTGATGCAATGCACCCAATTGACCTCATTGATAACACCAATTCTGGTAACGTTTATCGTGTTAAGAAAACTTCTGACACCACCATTTCAGTTGTTATGGTTAATGCTAAGGGTTATGAAGAAGGTACAAACCTTCTGGATACCACTAAAGAAGTCATTGTTAAGCCCGATGCAGGTCACTTTAAATTCTCTTTGCTCTCTGCTATTGAATCTGGTGTGAATGCTCGTTATTCACAGGATCTTTCAAGCGGTCCCTCAATGGCAGGTCGTGTTACCCTTCACCTCAAAACCGAATCTGTTAAGGCCGAGCCACACAAACTCCGTGCCCAGTACGTCTTTGATGCAGGGTACAGCTTGGCAAAATCACACGGCATTGATATTGAACAGTGCCTCATTGATGCTTGCACAACTGAAATCCGCCATGAACGTGATATGGAAGTTATTAACATCCTTATGCACCAAGCCCTTTCCTCAGTCCAGTGGAATAGATTAAACTCAAATTATGTTTCACAGCGTGAACATAATGAGAGCTTCCTCACCACACTGTTTGCCGCCGCTTCCGAAATCAGCTATCGTACAAAGAAAGTTTTCGGTAACTGGGTTGTCGTTGGTAAAGAAGGTCTTGACACCATTATGTCAGTTGGCGCTCCTCGTTTCCAAGCAACCGCTCTTAGCAACCTCAATGGTCCAACTGTAGTAGGTACACTTGATAACGCTATGAAAGTTATCTTCTCACCATACGTTGCCCGTAATGAGTTCCTAGTCGGTTACAAAGGTGATAGCTATATTGATGCGGGTTTCATTGTTGGTGACTATTTGCCGATCGCTTCCACTGATTTCATTACATTGGACGACTTCGTGAGCCGCAAAGGCTTCGTAAGTATTTGGGGTTCACGTATGGTCAATCCCAATATGTACGTAAAGGGTACAATTGTATAATCCTTATAAATAAAGGATTTCAAGCCCCAAAGGAAGCTCCTTTGGGGCTTTTCTTTTATCTGAAATGACCTTTTCTGTTTTTATTGTTGCATATTAGTTCTCTTTTTGTTATTAGTCATAGTTGGGTGTTATATCCCTTTATTATAGAGCTAGTTGGGTGTTATATCCCTTTGTTCTTTATAGTTGGGTGTTAATTCCCTTAATGATAAAAAGGAGATATATTATGGCTAGGAAAAGGAAGTTTATAGTAAATATTGGAGACCAATTTGGGAGACTAACTGTATTAAGAGAAGAAGTTAATCCTAAAGACATAAGTCACCCAAATTATTTATGTCAATGCTCTTGTGGTAATACTACTATAGTAAGAGCAAAACTATTATGTAAAGGTATTACACAATCTTGTGGGTGTCTTTGGAAAGACACTATGAAGGAGATAAAGGAAAAACAGAAACAAAAGTCTGCTATCCCTATTGGGACTGTTTCAGGTAATTTAACTGTTATAGAAGATTTAGGGATTTTGCCATGTGGTGTAAAAAAAGAACATTGTTATAAGTGTAAATGTGTTTGTGGTAAAGAAGTAGTAATTAGACAGCAATGTTTAAAGAGAGGTCAGGCTTCTTGTGGGTGTACTAAATTTGAAAATCCAAGAAAAGTTATATCTGAAAAAGCAAAGAAAAAGAGAGAGTATCCTACATGGCTGTCTAATTTTTTAGTGTTTGAAGAAGAAATTAATGGTATAAAAAATAAGGATTATTCTTATGAGACTAGACTTCATTTTCGATGTTCTAATTGTGGGCAAATTGTAGAGAAGCCAATCTCATATATTATGCGATTAAATAAAGAAAGAGAACAGCCAGTCGTATTATGCTTGAATTGTTCTAATCATCGTTCTTCCTTTGAAGAAGAAGTTTATCAATATATAAAATCCATAGTTAATGAAAAAACCATACAGAGAAATATATGGGGTATTCTAAGAGATGGTCAAGTACAGTATGAACTGGACATGTACCTTCCTGATATAGGTGTAGCTATAGAGTGTAATGGGGATTACTTTCATTCTGCTAGTTATAATAAAGGGGGTTTGTATCACCAAAAGAAATACCAATTAGCAGAAGATAAAGGGATTCATTTAATTCAAATTTTTGAATCTTACTGGAAAAGTAATAAAGAGAAAATAAAAAGCTATTTACATGATTGTTTGGGAAAAACTCAAAAAGTGTATGCACGTAGCTGTTTTATAAGAACTATTACTAAGAATGTAGCTAATAACTTTTATAATGAGAACCATATTCAAGGAGCTAGTTCACAGTGTGATATAAATCTTGGTCTTTATGATAAAGACTCTTTGATTTCCTGTATGAGTTTTACCAAAGTTGGTTTACACAACCCTACTGCAAAAAATGAGACTTATTTTGAACTTGTTCGCTTTTCTGTAAAAAATGGTTTTTCTATTATAGGTGGTGCATCTAAGTTACTTACTTTTTTTGAGAAAGAATATACACCTAGTAAATTGCTCTCTTATTCAGACAATGACTTCTTTACAGGGAAGGTGTATAGGATTTTAGGCTTTACATTAGATGCTTATGTAAAGCCTCGTTATCATTGGTTTATGCGAGATCAGACAGTTCGTACCAGAGAGAGTTGTCAGTTAAAATATCTATCTAAACAATATCCAGATATTTACAATAAAGCCTTACAAGAGAAAGCTCTTAATAAAGAGGATTATATTATGGATCAACTAAGAGCTGTTAAGGTATACCACTCTGGTAATAAGAGATGGATAAAGGAATACAAAGGAAATAGTTTAAAGGAAAATGCTCCGTTAAATGAAAATTCCTCATTAGTCACACTCCCCATGAAAGAGGAAGTTAAGAGTTTTATAAATTCCTTAATTACGGATAGTGTAGTAGAGTATAGAGATTCTCTATTTGATTTATACTTAGAAAAATTTAATCTTGCTTTTATGTTTTCTTCCTCTATATATAATACAAACCTAAAGAGACCTAAAAATTTTTATAGAGATAAATTCTATCTCGCTAGTGAGAAAGGGATTCGTTTAATTTCCATATTTGAGATGGACTGGAAGGCTTCTAAAGATAAGATAAAGAATCTTATTAAGTACAACATTTTACCTAAAGAGAAAATCCCTGCTAGGAAGTGTGTGGTAAAGAGTGTATCTATACAGGAAGCATGGGAGTTTTATGATACCTATCATATTCAGAATAAGTCTTGTTTAGCAAAGATAAATTATGGTCTTTATTATAAAGATTCTTTGGTGGCAGTGATGGGTTTTGGCTCATCCTCTTTCCATAACAGGCAGTATAATGAAGGGGATTATGAGCTACATCGTTTTGTAACAAAAACTGGTTTAACTGTTGTGGGTGGGGCGTCTAAATTACTTAGTCTGTTTGAAAGAGAATACCACCCTGCATTCTTGCTGTCTTATTCGTGGAATGATTGGTATGACGGTACAATGTATTCCAAGTTAGGTTTTACTCTGGATAAGAATGTTCCACCAGACTATTTCTGGATTCTAAATGATGAGTGTATTAACAAAAGAAAATGCAGATTGAAAAGTCTTTCCAAGCAATACCCAGAACTGTATGAGGAAGCCATAGAAAAGAATGTGTCTAATAAAGAGGACTTCATCATGGAAAGTTTAGGTGCAATAAAAGTATATCGTTCAGGATCTAAAAGATGGGTTAAGAAATATGTGTGAGAGTAGGGCTATTGTGTCGAAGGTATCTCATAATGGAGAATTTAGAACGTACTTTGTCTCAGTAGATGTAGCTTTTTCTATAGCTCGTTGTTCTAAGAATTACGTTGTTGTGTTTATAGGAAGTGAGAGATATAGATTTTTTAATGGAGAGCCTATATTAACGATTGTTAGAGAAAATTTTAGAGACGAAAACATGTCTGTTTCTCTAAAGTAATTGTTAAATTCTTGTTTAATACATCTTCTACCTAAAGAGGGAGATGATTTGTTTGAGTATTTAACAACATGAACAGACCTTTTTTCTGAAAAAACTTTTACATATAATAGAAAAGGACGTATAGGCTATGGTTAAGCTAGTTAAAAAAGAGTTAGTTAGTGAGGCTCTAAACGTTGGGTGAAGAAGTACAGCACTAAAAATAAAAGCCCCAATTAAGGGGCTTTTATTTTTATCCTTTATGTAAACATTCCAATGTTTCTTTATTATCTGGGTTTATTTAAGTAGTTTACTCTACTGCCTGTTTAAGAATAAGAAATACATATTTTGGCATTATCTCTAATACAGAAGTAATATAGATCTCTAATGAAGGATCTGTAGAAACATTATAAGAGAGAGGCTCTATAAGATTTTCTGGTAGCTTCTGATAAATTATACCAGACAAATTCTCTGGTAAAGAATCTACCTGTTCTTGAGTTATTCGCTCTCTATCTGACAGGTCTACGATATTTTTATTTAGATTCACTACTACGGCTAAACCTTTTTCTCTCATCTCCTCTACTTCTTCTATAGTAGTAGGAAGTCTTGAGGAACTTTTACCAAAAGAGAGTCTACCTTGAGGATCGGCGGTAGGTTTTTCACTACCAAATGCTAAATCTAAAACGTATGGAAATGACATAATTTAATCTCCTTAAAATAAGGGTAAGTGTTAGGCTAATAGCCTAATTAGGTAGATAGCGCGTGTAGCCTATCAAATTGTTTAGTTTATCCTTTAAGGAGGGGTAATTATGAGACCTAATGATGGTAGAGAAGCCGCGTATGTTCGTTCCCGCGTTATAGATAAAAGCCTAGTTCCTGCTTCCACGGAATATCTCCCTTTATTTACCTGTTTAGCACCAAAAGGCACATCTACAGAACCCGTACTTATTCGTCAGGTGGATGATCTTTTAAATGAGTTTGGTGATCCTTCTATAAACCCTATTTTATACAGGGATTTAATTACCATTAGAGATTTTGTAAAGGGTGGGCGATCCTGTTGGGTGAATCGTGTCCCTGTAAATGCACAGAAGTTCCACTACTATTTTTATCTTAACAATACTCTACCTTTGGTCTATATGCTTTATTTTACTTATCCTAAGTGGAATACACTTACAACAGAGGAAAAGCGTATAGCTAATGCAGGTTATCTCTATGGTGGTTCAAGCGTTATCCGTTTTCAGGATCATTTAGGTAATTACCTCGATGTAGACATCTTTACTGAAATATATGATATTGTTTCAAAGAAGGATGAGATATTTGAGAAAACGGGGTGGGTGGTAGATGTACCAGAAAATCCTCTTATCCGAATTGCAGAAAAGCATAACTCTTTACAGCAGTTCACCACTTCTGTAAACAAGGGTAGGAAATACATTACTATGAGGTGGCAGGGTACATACTCTACACCAGAAAAACATACTTTAACCTCTACTGTTTATGTACAACCTGTTGGTTCTGATGGGAAAATTATCAGAGATTCCGAAGGTCATTTAATTAGACCTGATAATCCAAATAACATCTCCCTTTTTAAGCAGACGGTTGTACCTGTAAAGGTATTGGAAGATGTTGTAGATGCCTATATTGGTACACCAGAACATACCTCTTATACAATACCAAGTGTGGGATACTCAAATATTTATAAACAAACAAATCATCTTTATTCTAGGAAAACGTCTATAACAGTAGAAAAACCAAATCCAGAACCTCACATTTACTATTTAGAACCTGCTCAAGAAGGTTCTAATACCGTTATCATAGGTAAAACTCAAGAGGATGGGGATGGATGGATTTATCTTAATACAGTTAATGGTAGTACATCTTCCAGTACACGTGTAGATAAAGTTACTCTAAAAAATTCTCTTGTTGCTGATGAAAGGTATAAAGATTGTTTAGAGTTTACAAATGAAGTGAATAAGAGAATAAAAGTTAAAGATGATTATAGTCAAGATACTATAACAGTAAGTCCATTAGATATTCTTATTCATAATAAAGCTATTTATAAAGTATATTATACTCCTAATTATGTTGTAGACCCTAAAGACCCTTCTTCTAATTACAACAAAGTGGATGACGCTACTTATGTTTGGAAATTTCCGAATTTATCCACAGAAGGATTAACTCTTACTTTTTCTCCTAGTACATACCTAGGGTATTCATATCTTATGTACTCTATTAGTGTAGAATGTACAGAGTATTATACTGGTCCCACTACTATAGAAATAGAACCTTTTGATATATTTGAAGGAGAGAAGATTCCTTATGATACAAATACACATACATACTTTCCAATAAACACGGAATCAAACCCAGACCTCCTTAGTTTAACCTTTACAGCATCTATTGGATACTACGTTTTACGAAATAATCCAATACCTTTCCCAGTTTTACAGGATAACCATATTAAGATTGGTATGGCTAATTCTAGTGGTACAGGGGATATTTATCAGGAGATAAAATTACCCGCAGGTACATATAACCAGTCAGGTGCAAGGTATATCATAGATAAGTTAATCCATGTCTTTTATAAAGCTACTAGATACACTGAATCTAAACTAAGAAAAAGGAAGGTGTATTCTGAAATACCTACGACAGATGAGGAATGGGAAGATTATCTTGTTCCAGAATCCGAGTTAATAGATGGTACGGAATACTATACCAATGAGAAAGACTCTACCTCTATAGAAAGGATAGAGCCTAATTGGCAAACATTTATTTATTCTTCTTCATCTCCTAATATACCTAAAGCTCCACTATACAGACTCTTTTATACCTCTACATCATCCTCTAATTATTATTATAATGCGGCTTTTGAAATATGTGATAGCAATTATAGTCTTATTTATTCTATTGGAGCAAACTTAGTCTATGTGGACGACCGTATTATAAACAACTTGATGTCAAGAACATTATATAGGGGAGAAGAAGCAGAAGATTTCTCTGTTTATTTCCCTTATAGCTATTGGTCTGAGATAGAGGATTATCTTAAAGATAATTTCGACATAGAGATGCACTACCCAGATGGGTTCTCTTCAAGTGAGACACATCTTACCTCGTTTGACACAACTTTAATACCAGAATTAAGTGCAGAGGATCTTTTACTCTTTAGTATGGATTCGATGCTCTATCAGGACTCAAATATTTTGACCATAACCTCTGTGACTAAATTAAAACCCGCTTCGGCAGGACTGCGTATTAAGTATGTTTTACAGGGTTATGACTTTTCCTACACCAACTTCTTAATTGAGGAAACAATTACTCTGCCAGATCACTTTACCAATCAGCAATTTGCTGATGCAATGAATGAGAATCCATACGTTAATGTTACTGTGGATGATCCAGAAGCAGACAATATTTACAGGAATGTTATAGCAGGGTATTTTAGTAACTTAGCCTATACAGTTCACTATGACTTGGATGTAGAAATAACATTAGAGGATTACCAGAAAGCAATTAAGGTTTATTCAGATCCAAAGTATTATGGAAACTTTATTGCTGATTTAACATATCCTTTAGTAAGGTGGTATGAAAATCCAGACCCAGATAGTGAGCCTTATTATGAAATCTACATCATGCCAGAAAATGAACGTAGGGCGATTCATTGGACAATGAAGGAGATTGCGGCAACACGTAAGGATTTAATCTGCATATTCTCAACACCTAATTTACCTTTAGATCAAGCCTGTAATTGGGTAGCCGCTAAAGGTGATTATGCAGATTATTGGGAATACGGTACATCTCAAACCTTAGAGTATTCTGAACAGGCTTTCTACTGCGAGATGTACTATGGTTGGTTTAGTTATAAAACAGCCTTAGTTTCCGGCCAACCTTATAAGATTAAGGAAGTGAATGCAACTCTCTTTGTTATTGCCAACATTATTGATGCTTGGAATAACAAAGGTATCTCTTTCCCTGTTGCGGGAGATCAGGGTGGTGTTTTAAATAGTAACATAGATTACATAAGTATTCTGGATAACCCAGATACGAAACAGAAGAAGGATAAATTAGTCTCTTACAGAATTAACCCTATTTGGGACACAGGTACACGTGGTATTCAGATTTATGGTAATGAGACTTTGAATCCTCTCTATACAGATTTATCTTCGGCGCATATTGCAAGAATGCTTGTGCAGATACGTAACCAGATAGACACGTACACAGAGTCGATTAAATTCTCTTTAAATAACAAGTACACATGGGGTAGTTGGATTAATAATGTATCTACTAAGATTCTTGATCCTTTAAAGGCACAAGGTGGCTTAGTTTGGTACAGTGTTAAGATGGGTACAGACACAACTACGCCCGACCAGATAGCACAAAGAAGAATAAACGGTATTGTTTCTCTGCAATTCCGACCAGATTTAGAGATAATAGACTTAGAATATACCGTATATTCCTCTGCTTTAGATATGGTTGAGGTTTCTAGTAATATAGTCCTCTTGTGAACAATGTCAGTTAATGCATGTGGCAGAGGTAGCTCAACCTTAACTTACTCCAACTTATCTATCTTTAGTAAGAGAATGTTTCCTTACTAAAGGTAGAAGCATAAGGAGATGGATTATGACAGAGAAAGAGTATTTGGATTATAAAAGAGCAATGAATATCTTTGTTTCCTCTCAATACATTTCAGATATGCGCCCAATTCCCGGCACACCTGTATTACCCTCTATTCCAGTTCCTGATCCAGAGGAAGATGGGGAAGGTGATAATACAGAAAATCCTTAATTAGCTTAGAAGTTTAACTAAAACAAAACCCTCTAAGAGATTATCTAATTCTCTTAGAGGGTTTTTCTTTATCCACCCACTACTTCAATAGAAGGAGAAATAGTATGAATCCAAATCAAGGTCGTGAAGCGGCGTATGTAAAATCCAGAGTTAAAGACCTTAGTCTTATTACCAATACACCAGACTATGTAGGGTGCTTTGCTTGTATTACACCTAAAGCTCATTCTTCTTTAGATGAGCCAGAAAATTATACCATTGTTGACGGTGTTAAAGTCTACCTTCCTCAGTTAGTTAGAGATGTCGATACTCTGACAGAATTATTTGGTGATCCTAGAATTGATCCTGCTACCTATAAAGACCTTTATGCTATCAGAACAATCGTGCAGAATGGTTTTGCCTGTCATATTGCAAAAGTTAAATCAGGTGAACCCTATACTGCTATTGTAAACTCCTCTGGTCTTTTTGAATCAGCAGGTTGTATTCCAAATACTCAGTTAGATGATGAATCAGAGTTAATTCAGCTTAAAGCAGACTTACAAGACATTAACTTATTTAATGTAGAGTCCTCTATTGTAGGTACAAACAAGCTGTCTGTCGCCCTTATTCCTTTAAAACCATTCTCAATCAACCAAGTTGTTTTAGAGATTCACTTTACCTCTAAAGCTACATCATCTTCTGATGAAGTAGAGGTTTCCTCTGCTAGAATAATGCTTACACCCGATACCAAGAATGCGGATTTGATTAAAACAATCAATGGTTATCTTGGTGGAGACATTAGCTTCCAGTTACCAGACATTCTTAATGATGCCACGTTTGCTACGGTTACAGATGCCAGTGAGGTGATTGAACCTGATTCCTCTACTGGTGAAAAGTATTACTGCATTGCGAACGTCCTTCTCTATATCTGCGGACTCTATGTTTTAAGAAAAGAGGGTGATCACTTTGACAGCACCGATCTTCTTATGGACAATATGGAACTGTGTACAAAAGAAGTGTCTGGTGTTACCAAGAGAGGTTTGGAAGCTCTTAAAGTGGAATGGACAAATGGCTATGTTGGACATAACAGAACAACATTTATATGCAAAGTGAATAAAGGTGAGGATGCTACCCTTTCCGTTTCACAGGCAGATTATGTCCGCTCTTTAAATCTTTATAGTGATCCTAAGTACAATGGTTGCTTTATCTCTGATTTAAGCTCTGATGTCACAGTCACAATAGAGAAAGATAAACCCACTTATAAAGCAACCAACTATATAGCTAATAGCTATAATGAAGAAGCTCTGCCCGAAGATTACCCAAAGACAACAGGTTATCTCTTTGTTAAGAGAGGTGACGAGGATGATCCTACCACTACCTATGACAGCATGAAGTATATTGCTGATAATACCGCTTACTTAGCAACACGTGGTCTGGATAGACAGAAATTCACACAGACCTCAGAAACAGAGGGTGATGTCACCGTTTATACCTATACACCAGATCCTTCAGGAACATTCGTAAGAAAGTATGAGTCTAATCCCACCTTAACAGAGAGATTTGCTCCCGATACGGAAAACTCCAACTTTGTTACTCTGGAGGCAGGGGTAAACGACAAGTATAATAAACAGCTCTATAACCCTAATGGTTATACCAGAGTTAATTTAACTTCTGAACCATCCCCGGCTACAGACCAAATCTTTTTTGTTAAAAATGAAGATGGTACAGCTTATGTGGAGAGAATTGTAGCTAATCCAAGTGCAGAACCACCAGTAGAAGGTAATGATAAAGAAGAAGTGACAGAGATGGTGGAAATGCCGTCCGATGATAGACGTGGTTTACACTATATCATTAAACATGTAGCCGCTCTTAGAAAAGACTTAACCTGTGTATTTACCACCCCATACAAACCTTGTGACATAGAACAGTCTATAGTACAAAAGACACTTATCTATGAGGATTTGTTTGATTTAAATAGAGCCTGTAATTGGGTTGCCGTTAAAGGTGATTTTACAGACTTATTTGAATATGGTAATTCTCAGGCTGTCGATTACTCCGAACAGGCTTTTTACTGTGAAATGTACTGGTCATGGCTTAAATGGCGTGTAGCTAAATTAGTTAATGGTTTGGCCACTGGTTCTTCCGTTGTAATCATGCCACCCACACCTTTCGTTATTTTGAATGCTTTAGCCTCTTATCGTACAAAAGGTTCGTTCTACCCTGTTGCAGGTGATCAAGGTGGTGTCCTTCCTGATTCCTGTACCATTCTACAGAATCCTTCTACCAAAGGACAGAGAGACAAACTAATCTCTTATAGAATTAACCCCATTTATGATACTGGTTTACGTGGTATTCAGATTTACGGTAATGATACCCTTAATCCACAATACACCGATCTTTCAGCCGCTCATATAGCCCGTACCCTCGTTCAGATTCGATCCAGAGTTGATGCTTACTCAGAAACCATTAAGTTCTCACTCAACGATAAGTACACTTGGGGTACATGGATCAATTACGTCTCTACCAAGATTCTTGATCCTATCCGATCCTTGGGTGGATTACAGTGGTATCAGGTCGATATGGGTTATAACACCACTACACGAGATGAGATAGCACAACGTAAGATTCGTGGCATGATTAGCCTACAGTTTACGCAGGCTCTTGAAATAATCGACTTAGAATTTGTCGTTTATTCTTCTGCTCTGGATATGGAAGCTACTACAACGTAAGATGAAAATTTAAACTCAGTTAAAAACCCGATTAGGATTGTACTTAATCGGGTTTTCTTTTTGTTTGACTTTCATCTCAGAATGTAGTATAGTAGTTACATTAAGTGAAATCCCTCACTTAATAAGATACGGAGCTACATTATGGGTAAAGATTATCGACATTTTACAAAATATCCAACGTGGTTTATAGAGGAATTAGTTAATAAAGAAGATCGTGAGGATGCTAAGAAAGGTATTTTACCTCGTTCTAAAAAGGTTACTCTTTTCTGTAAAGATCATGGCTCTTATCTCCAAACACCCTCGAACCACATAGACTTTAAAACTATGTCTTTAAAGGGAGGTTGTCCGAAATGTGGGAGACGCCTACAAATAGAAAAGAGTAAGATAACTAAAAGAAAAGTTAGAAAGTCTTATCCAGAGTGGTTTATAAATGAGTTAGCACATGATGAGGATAGAATTAAAGTGAAAAATAAGGAGCTTTCTACGGGAGACAGAGTAGATTTTCTATGTCCTGTACATGGTATTTACAGTATGGCAGTCTTTAATCATATTCGTTTAAAGACAGGATTAAGACTACGTGGATGTCCAGAGTGTGCAAAAGTAGATAGGAGAGAACACTGTATTAAAACAAAGATGGAAAATAGACCAGACTATCCTGTTTGGTTTATAGAAGAATTATTTAAAGAGGAAGATAAAGAGCGTGCTAGGAATAAGTGTTTAAGGTATAATGAAAAGGTTTCTTTTTATTGTAAGGATCATGGTGTCTATACACAGATAGTAGCAGATCATATAGAGTATAAGACAGGGGAAAAGAAACAGGGATGCCCAAAGTGCGGAATAATAAAAAGAAATTTAAATAAGAAAGAGAGAAATAAACAGAAAAGACCAAACTATCCAGACTGGTTTATTGAGGATATAGCTAGTGAGGAAGATAAAGATAGGGCGAGAAACAAAGAACTAACGTGGTCTGATAAGGTAAATTTTATTTGTCCTATACATGGTGTGTATAAACAAAGAATAGATGCACACATGAACACTTCTACTTTAACACCAAAACAAGGTTGCCCTTCTTGTGGAATCCTTCTTTCTAAAAGTGAGATAGAAATATCTGATTTTATTAAATCACTAGGGGTAGAGATAGAAAAAAGAAATAGATCTTTGATTAAAGAGAAAGCGTCTACGCGATTTTTAGAATTGGATATTTTTATTCCTAATAAAAATATAGCTATTGAGTATAATGGAAGTTACTGGCATGGAGAGTTGCATAAAAAAGATAAGAAAAGTAATTTGAATAAATTCTTACTCTGTGCAGAACAAGGTATTCGCTTAATCTCTATTTATGATCGTGATTGGAAAGAAAACAAAGATAAGATTTCTAACTTTCTAAAAGATTTGTTAGTTCCTAAAATTAGAATTTTCGGTAGATGTACAGAAGTTAGAACCCTTTCCTTACAAGAAGCAAAGAAGTTTTATGATGAAAATCATTTAAAAGGGAGTGGTAATCACAATAAAATTTCTTATGGTCTGTTTTATAATGGTAGTTTGGTATCAGCAATGTCCTTTTCTAAACCGAACTTTGGGAATCAAAGAAAGGTAGAGTGGGATTTGACACGTTATTGTGTTAAGTTTGGTTATTCTGTTATAGGAGGTGCTGAAAAACTCTTTAAAACATTTATAAAAGAATTTAATCCTTCTAATGTAATAACTTATTCTGACAATGATTACTTTACAGGAGAAGTCTATTCCAGACTAGGTTTTCTTTTGGATAAGATAACTAGTATTCCTTATTACTGGGCTAAGAGTGATCACATTTTTCTAAATAGAGAGGTGTGTCAGGTACATAAACTAAAAGAAAAGTATCCTGATATTTTCCAGAAATCTATAGATGAGAATGCATCTAACAAAGAGGATTATATCATGCACACTTTAGGTTATTATAAAGTGTATCGTTGTGGTAATAAAAGGTGGATTTGGAAATCCACTATCTAACACATAGTGACTTTGTTCCTTAAAAATAAAGGAGAGTATCATGCGTAAATTAAAAAGAAATGAAACAAGAACAGTGACAGAGGGTATCTCCCCTTCTGCTATTGGTCGTAGTAAAGAGATCGTGGATTGGGCTATTGACTACATTAAAGACACCCTTCCTGATTATGAGGGAGAAACTGTTTATGGTAGTGATTTAGGCGCTACCATTACAGAAGGCCCTAATGCAAATGGGGTTTATGAAGAAGATGCTTGGGGTTTCATATCCAAGCATATCAATGATGCCCGTGATGAGTACGAGTATGAGAAGGATAACTTTGGTGAGGTTCTGCATAACCCGTTTGAAGACCCAGATGCTTTTGTTGTCTGTATGTTAATCAACACAGTGGAAGGTGTTTTGTCTCAAGTTCCATTGGTGGAGGAGAACTGGAATGACGAGTTCGAGCTGACTAAAGAGAATATAGATGCTATCTTAAAAGCTCTTTAATTACAACTATATCTATCTTAGTAAAGAGAAAGCCCAACTTAAATAGTTGGGCTTTTTTATATAGGAGAAATACTATGGTTAAGTTAAAGAGAGTCTGTGAGAGATATGATCATATCCGTTCTTTAGAGAACCTATTAAAGTTTTACTCTAGGAATCCAGATAATTGGGATAAAGAGTGGTCTGTCAACCCTTATTATCTTGTAGATTTAAAGAATTATGGTGCAGGTCATTGTGTTTGTGGACATCCTATTCGTTACCAATACCAATTTTTAAATACGGTAACAGGTAGAACATTCCCTGTTGGATCAGAATGTGTCCATCTTTTACATCTCGCCAAATTTGACGAGACAGTGGATAAACTGGAAAAGATTGCTCAAATGGCTAATGCTGAAATAGACACTTCTTTAAAGGCTGAGGACTTTATTAAAGCGTATAAGAAAATATACGATATGGCTGGTGTCTCTGCTTTAACAAGCTATGGACAGTATAAACCAGATCCCACAGATCTATTTATCTATCGTAACTCTA